CCCTTCGGCAAACTCGACAAGGGGAAGGACTTCATCCCGATCGCGATCGCGTACGCCAGGGAGGCCGTAGAGGACGTCGACGGCGAGCGCTACGGGTACTGGATTCGCCGGGCGGCGAGGCGTTTCCTCGACGACCTCGAGCGGGCGAAGCAGGCCGACGCGCCGTTCACGTTCAACGCGAAGGAGGCGAACAAGGCGTGCCGGTTCATCGAGCTGTTGCCGCACGTCGAAGGGAAGTGGGAGACGCCCAACATCGTCCTGGTGCCGGCGCAGATCTTCTTCATCGTGAACCTCTTCGGTTTTCGCAACAGCAAGGGGTTTCGTCGATTTACGACCGCGCTCTTCGCCGTCGCTCGCAAGAATGCGAAGTCGACGTTGGCGGCGGCGATCATGCTCTACGTGATGTGCGAGGAGGAGGATCCGGGCGCGCAGCTCTACGCGGCGGCGACGACGGGCGACCAGGCGCGAGTCGTGTGGCGCATCGCGAAGGCGATGCTCGAGAAGTGCCACGACCTACAGCGCTACTACGGCGTCGAGCCTTACGCCAACACGATCAAGCGTCACAAGAACGGCGCGTTCTTCAAACCCATCAACGCGAAAGCCTCGACGCAGGACGGTTTGAACCCGCAGGCGTTCACGCTCGACGAGTTGCACGCGCACAAGACGCACGACCTGATGAACGTGCTCACTGACGCGGCGGGCGCGAGGGACTGCCCGCTCTTCCTGTACACGACGACCGAGGGGTTCGAGACTCCCGGGCCGTGGCCGGAGGTGAGACAGTTCGCCAAGAACGTGCTGCTCGGGGCGGTCGAGGCCGATCATTTCCTCGTCGTCTACTACGCGCTCGACGAGGAGGATAAAACCCTCGGCACGAAAGAGGATGATGATTTCGACGAGACGAAGTGGCGCAAGGCGAATCCGCTCTACGACTACAACGAGAAGCTCCGCGACACGATGCGTAAGCTCGCCATCGACGCGAAGCACATCCCGGGTAAGCTCGGCGAGTTCCGAATCAAACGGCTCAATCGGCCGAGCTCCAGCGCGAAGACGTGGATCGACATGCTGAAGTGGAACCAGTGCGCCGGGGAGGTCGATCTCGAATGGCTACGAGGCCATCCCTGCTGGGGCGCGTTCGACCTCGCGAGCACGACGGACATGGTCGCATGGGCGCTCGTCTGGTGCGTCGACGGCGTGTGGTACGTGCACATGCGCTACTGGGTGCCGCGCGAGGCGGTGCGTCAGAGAACGGAGCGGCGCACTACTCCCTATCAGGCCTGGGTGGAGAGCGGCTACGTCACGCAGACGGAAGGCGACCGGGTCGATTACGACGTGATCGAGAAGCAGATCATGGCCGACGTGGAGATGTTCCGACCGGTCAAAATAGCGTATGATCCGTGGAACGCGCAGCAGTTCTCGACACGACTGGCGAATCAAGGCGTCGATCTCGAGGTTTTCATCCAGGGCCCGAGGAGCTATCACCCCGCGATGCAGGCTCTCGAGATCGCATACGGTACGGGGAACCTGCGCCACGGCGGGAACCCGGTGCTACGGTGGAACGCCGCTAACCTGGTGCCAAGGTACGACGTGAACTTGAACATGGCTCCCGATCGAAAGAGAAGCGCGGACAAGATCGACGGGATGTGCGCGCTTCTCATGGCAATGGGGTTGGCCATCGTCGACACGGGCGACGATTCGGCTGGATTCTTCAATGAACCGGTGACTGCATGACAGACAGAACACTCGGTGTCCCTGATCTGACGAGCGCGAAACAGGGTCAGCTCGTGATCTTGCAGCGGGACGCCCCCGCGCCGAGCAGGCTTCGGCAGTTCTTCGCTCCGATCTTCACGTGGTTTCCGTTCGACACAGGCAAGCGAACGTTCCGCCTCTGGCCCGGTGGCGGGCAGGCGCAGGGGCCCGTCAACCTCGCGCGGTCGTACGGCGGCATCAACATCACGCCTGAGTTGTCGCTGTCGATCGGAGCTGTGTGGGCGTGCGTGTGGCGATACGCAAACACCGTGATGTCGCTCCCGCTGTACCTCTATCGTAGCAGCCCGGATGGCCTGACGTCGACGAAGGAGACAACGCACCCGCTCTACAGGGTGTTGCGCTATGTACCGAACCAGGACATGTCGAGCGCGAAGTTCTGGCAGTCGATGGTCGCGTCGATGATGACGTGGGGCGCGTGCTACGCGCGGAAGCTGAAGATCGGGTCACGTATCGTCGGGCTCAAGCCCATGCGGCCGGAGTACATGACGGTGTACCTCGACGACAACGGACGGATCCGCTTCCGTTACTCGCCGCCTGGCATGACGGACGCGAGGGAGAGCCTCGACCTTTCTGCCGACGAGGTGTTCTACGTTATCGACCGATCGATGGATGGCTATACAGGACTGTCACGGATCCAGTACGCGGCGAACACCCTGGGCCTGTCGATGGCCGGCGACCGCGCGGCGAGCCTCTCGTACAAGAACGGCCTGCGGGCGAGCGGTATTCTCACGATTGCGCAGTGGCTCAAGCCGGACCAGCGCGCGGCGTATAGGCAGATCGTCAACGAGTTCGTCGGTACGGGCACAGGGCAGGACAGCGACAAGCAGTTCGGCGTGATGGTCGCGGAGAATGCGACGAAGTTCGAACCGTTGTCGCTGAAGCCTATCGACGTCGAGCTGCTTGCCTCGAGGAAGTACTCGTTCGAGGAGATCTGCAGTTGGTACGACGTTCCCCCGATTCTCGTTCACCACGCGACCGACGGGCAGACGATGTGGGGGAGCGGCGTCGAGCAGATCATCCTCGGGTGGTTGAAGCTCGGGCTCGGCCCGGTACTCACTACGATCGAGCAGGAGATCTATCGCCAGCTGCTCACGCCGGAGGAGCAGGCGACCGGGTACTACGCCCAGTTCAACCTCGACGAGCTGCTGCGCGGTGACAGCCAGGCGCGCGCCGCGTTCCTGAGCCAGATGACACAGAACGGTATCTACACGCGCAACGAGGCGCGGGCGAAGGAGAACCTGCCGAGAATCGACGAGCCGAACGCCGATAAGCTGACTATCCAGTCCAACATGTCTCCGATCGACAAACTCGGTACAATGCCCGACAACGCCGTTCAGGTTCGCGACGCGCTGCGTGCGTGGTTGGGACTCGACGACAGCAGAGGTGACAGAGATGAGGCGTAAGGTTCGCAACTTCACGTTCGACGTCAAAGAGGTCGACGAGAAGGGGTATTTCTCGGGCTACGCGAGCGTGTACAACGTCATCGACGCGTACCGCGAAGTCGTCGCGCCTGGCGCTTTTGCCAACACGCTGCGTAAGTGGCAGTCGCGCGGTCGTCTCCCGCCGGCGCTCTGGCAGCATCGCTCGGGCGAGCCCGTCGGTCCTTTTACGAAGATGGTCGAGGACGAGAAAGGCTTGTACACCGAAGGCCAGCTCCTCGTGAACGACGTGCAGCGGGCGCGCGAGGCGTGGGCGCTGATGAAGAGCAAGACTATCGACGGTCTCTCTATCGGTTTTAACTCGGTCGTCGAGGAGTGGGACAACGAGAAGAAGATCCTGACGCTCAAGGAGATCGACTTGTGGGAGGTCTCGATCGTGACTTTCCCGGCGAACTCCGAGTCGCTGATCACCGAGGTGAGGAGCATGTTCGCCGAAGGCGTGCCCTCCATGAGAGAAATCGAGGAGATCCTGCGCGACGCCGGATTCTCCAGATCGCAGGCCAAGGCGCTCGTCGGCCATGGCTATGCGGGGCTCCTGCGCGACGCTGAGAGCCGAAGCGCAAAAGGCATCGGTAAGTCGGTGCTAGACGAGATCATTTCCGAAATCAAATCTATCACTACGAAGTCACCGATCTCGGTGCAGGAGTTGCTATCATGAACGAAGAGGAAAAGAAGGCTCTTATCGCGTCGATCAAGGAGGCGATCAACGAGAAGACGAAGGAGGCCGACACGATCCTGAGGCAGATTCAGGAGAAGGTGCAGGCGGGTGAGAAGGTCAGCGAAGGCCTGAAGGACGCGATGGCCAAGGTGACCGAGGAGAACCAGCGACTCCACGGGCGCATCAACGACCTCGAGCAGAAGCTCGCCGACGACGCGAAGAAGGGCGACCCTCGCAAGGGTCAGCAGAAGAGCCCGGGCGAGATGTTCGTCGAGTCCGACGCTCTGAAGGACTTCGTCAAGCGCGGCGGAAAGGGGCACTCGGATGCGTTCCAGCTCAAGACCATCACGTCGCTGCCGAACTCCGGCGGCGCGGGTATCTGGAGCGATCGCCTGCCGGGCGTCGTCGAGGAACCGCTGCGTCCGCTCACCATCCGCTCGCTGCTCGACCAGGGCACGACCTCCTCGAATCTCATCGAGTGGATTCGCGAGAACGTGTTCACGAACAACGCGGACGTGGTCAGCGAAGGCGCGCAGAAGCCCCAGTCGAACATCACCTACGAGCGCGAAGACGTGCCGGTTCGCACGATCGCTCACTGGATTCACGCGACCCGTCAGGTACTCGCCGACTTCCCGCAGCTCGCCTCGCTGATCAACGGGCGTCTGCGCTACGGTCTGGCGATCGCCGAGGAGAACCAGATCCTGCTCGGCGATGGCACGGGCAATAACATCCTGGGTCTCCTGCCGCAGGCGACGCCGTACAACAACGCGCTCAACCGGCCGGGCGACACCATGATCGATGTGATCCGTCACGCGATCTTGCAGGTGCGCCTGTCGTACTATCCGGCGAGCGGCATCGTTCTGACGCCGACCGACTGGCACAACATCGAGCTCACGAAGGACAACGAGAACCGATATCTCATGGCGAATCCGTCGGGTAATCTCCCGCCGATGCTGTGGGGTCGTCCGGTCGTCGAGTCCGACGCGATGCCGAACGATCAGTTCCTGGTCGGCGCGTTCCGCATGGGCGCGACCCTGTTCGATCGCGAGCAGGCGTCGATCTCCGTGTCGACGGAGGACCGCGACAACTTCGTCAAGAACATGGTCACGATCCTCTGCGAAGAGCGCCTCGCTCTGGCGGTTTCCCGTCCCGCTGCATTCGTGCACGGCAGCTTCCCGGCAGGCTCGACCACCTGATCGGGGCTGATTGGGCTCAGGGCGGACGTCAATCTCGGCGTCCGCTCTCTTTTTCGATCGATAGAACGACGTTCCAAGGAGAACGGCAATGCAGGTCAGGGCACTCAAAACATTCAACGGTCGGCTCGGCCTCATCCGAGCGGGTGTCGTCATCACGGTCGACGATCACTACGGCAGGCAGCTCATCGCGAACAAGCTTGCCGAGGTTCACGTCCCGAGAACGAACGGGCCGAACAGCGCGTCTCAACCTGGTCCCAAGTCGAACACCGATCTAGGCGGACCTCAGAGCACGAAGGACGGCGACGAGGGAAACGCCGAAGCCGACGACCAGGATGGCTCGTCGGAGGAAGAGGTGCAGGAGGACGAGACCGAATCGCAGCGCGACCAGGAGTCTGGGTCGACGGGAGATTCGTCGGCGGGCCGGCGGGGCGGTGGTCGGGGGCAACGGTCGTCGTCGCCGCGAGCGGGCCGTCGCTCACGCAGCAGGACCTAGACTTCGTTCGGGGCAAGGCGAAGCTGATCGTCGTCAACGCGACGTTCAAGCTCGCCCCCTGGGCAGATGTGCTCTACGCCGCGGACTACAGGTTCTGGGAGGTCTACGCGCCGAAGATCTTCCCGAATTTCCAAGGCGAGATGTGGAGCGTCAGCGAGATGGCGCGCGACAAGTTCGGTACGTACTGGATTAGGTGCGGAACCGGTCAAGGCTTCTGCGCGGAGCCCGACACGATAAATGGGGGCGGCAACTCGGGATTTCAGGCGATCCACCTGGCCGCGACATTCGGCGCTAAGAAGATCGTGCTGCTGGGATTCGATATGCAGCGCACGGGTGGTCGAGAGCATTGGCACGGTAAGCACGAGGGTAATCTGCCCAACGGGTGCGGCTTCGCTTCATGGATGCGGCAGATGGCGCCGCTCGCCACCGACCTGAAGCGGATGGGGGTCGACGTCGTGAACTGCTCGAGGGTCACCGCGTTGCGTTGCTTCAGACGGGCGACGCTCGAGGAGGTCTTCGGTGAGACAGCTA